TTGTGTTTAGGATCTGACAACAAAAAGCCGGAATACCCAACACAAATTAATTCTCAACACCCTAATCAAAATCAATTAAAATTTGGTAATGGTAGTGATAAGTCTGTTCTAAATTTTGGAGCTGTAATATATGTACCCGCTGTTAGTGCATCACTGATATGGGAACCAATTATTGAAAGACACTCTCTCGAATGGCCTGACCTAGGTGGTAACAGAAGTATTGGTACTAAGATTAGAATTGAAAGCACTACGACAGCAGGAACAGCTGAGCTGTGGACAGACAACAGATCACAAAGAAGCTTGTCAGATACACAACCACCCGATAGTTCTCGTTTAGGAGTTTACTTTTCACCACAAAATGAAATTAATCAAGATATAGCAGAACAATTTGGTGGAATAAGTATCGATGATTATATAGGCGATCCAAGTTATTTATCTCTTGACACTTACCCAGGTTTAGACAGACTCAAATGGGAGTATAGTCGTAAGTTTACTTCAGGAAGAAATAACTCACAAAACTATATTAGATTACTTAAGTATTACGATGCTTCATTATTTCAATTAATAAAGAAATTTGTACCTTACAGAGCTAATACTCAAACCGGTTTAGTAATTGAACCAACCATTATTGAGAGAGCAAAAGTTAGAATGACAGTACCCTCTTATGAGTTACTTCATTACAGCTCTTCAATTGACATAGGACCAGATGTTGTATGGACTCCAGGTGGAGCTATACAAGATGGGGACGGTGAACCTTTTAGAAATCAACCGGGTACTTTTAATAACGGATATGTTCCGGAAGGAAAGATTGGTGGAGATGAGAGCGATTATATAAGGTTAAGTGGGGAAGAGCAAAGAGTCTCAGAATATAACGATGTTATTAACTACCCAACATACGACTATCAAGCTCCAAGGCAAAATATAGACATGATACCGGACTTTAATTCTCCGGAAGTAGATTATATTGTTATAGATGGAACCGATATTTTACTATCACCAACCTTTGATGAGAGTTATGCAAATCAGTTTAACCGACTAGGATTGGACGATAATCCATCCACAGATGGAAGCATGACTGCTGAAGTAGACTTGGGTATTTCTCAGTATGGAAGAGATACTAGAGTTCTAGGATCTCAATACAGTTTTATGACATGGGCAACTAGCGGTAGTGGACCAACACACTCAACACCTTACTTAATAGACAGTGCTCACTATGCATACAGCGAAGCGCTCAACCCAACAATCCTAACGGCTCGCTATAGCGAAATCTTAAACGACAATAGTGATGTTTATGGATTAAATGTTTTCGGAAATAAAGCATTTACTGGAAGTTATGCTTTAGAAACTGGATCAACTATATTTACAGCATCATACGCTTTTCAAAATAACCTTTGGACATCACAATATGGTTTACGTATATCAAGTTCATTTACATCTAGTAATTTGCCAGGATATGGAATTGGTTTATATGGAACATCTGCTTATGGAGCAACACCTATAAGTACTGTATCCCCATATGGTGCTGGTGTATTGAGTATAAGCCCAACTGGATCAGAGCACTGGAGAATGAACAATACAAAAGGTTTGCATTATTACAGTACAGGATTAAGACAGCAGTATTCTGGATCAGCAGCAATACAAGCTTTTTATTATGAGCCAGATCAAAAACAAACACAAGAATACCTTTACGATATAAGCATAACCTTAGATGCAAATCAATCAACTGGATCAATTGTATTATTTTATGGAAGCTTTGATTCTCAACTCACTCAAGAAATAACAATTCCAACAACACCAACAACCTACACTTATAGAACTAAGGCTGATGGTAATTGGTTAGGAATGCTTATGAAGGTATCAGCATCAACTGCAGCAGGTGCATTAGAAATACAAAACCTATCAGTTAAGTCAGTAAATTATAGAGCAGAGGTTCAAGATTTTCACTTACGAGATAGTTATGGTATGAGAAATGCTCGCTATGATGGCTGCAAAATGACCTCAACAGATTATAATGTTGATAGTACCGATACAATTGATGGAGGACCAGTAATAACAGTAACAGTAGGAAATGGAGTTGAATTTGTTTCAAATCCAAATCCTCGAGGAAACTTTCAAATTAGGTAGTTTCCTAAACACTAACATATTTATATTAAACCAATAATAATACATACACGTGGGATACTTAGATAACACAACGGTAACAGTAGACGCAATACTGACAAACAAAGGACGTCAACTTCTAGCTTCAGGCGGAAGACTAAATATTGTAAAATTTGCTCTTTCCGATGACGAAATTGACTATGACTTGTGGAATCCGGCTCATACCTTAGGAACAAATTACTACGGTGCTGTAATTGAAAACATGCCTATACTAGAGGCATTACCAGATGAATCCCAAATGCTACGCTACAAGCTTCTTACATTACCAAAAGATGTAATAGGTATTCCGGTGATTAGTGTTAATCCGTCAAGCATTTCACTTACATCGTTAAAGCAGGCAGTTACTATATCACCAAGCACATTAAACTTAGCAGGTGGTAATGATGGTGCTGGATATACAGCTATATTAAGTGATGACACAGTAGCCACTCTAGAGGTTGCTCCTGATGGAACTGTAAATAAAGCTCAAACAGTATCAAGTAACATATCTAGTGCAATTACTAGTGTTGCAGATGCTAACCTAGCAAACACAGCAGCTAACTTCATCGACGATGAGGTAACAGGAATGACAACAGCTGGAAAAACAATAACAAGAGTAGGATCTAAATTCATTATCAAGGCTAAACCACAAGCATTAAATACAGCAACTAAACGAGCGTTGTTAACTATCGTAGGAAACGAGACTGGTGGATTTAAAACTATATCTATTACAGTAGACCCTGCCCAATTTTTAGCATTAGACATACAATCAGCAACACCAATAAATAAATAATAACCCATGGCAGAGATTTTTAAGTTCTTTACACCAGACGATATCGTAGCAGGCGACATCCAGACTATATCACAACCAATATGGTCTGAGAATATGAACCCATACTCCCAATCGTATGCTAGTGGTATAGGCTTCTTCACATCATCAACTCAACTTTCACAATCTGGTGATTATTATATGAATGTTTATCACCGCAACCCACAAACAGATCCAAATGCAGCAGTGCAATTTGCAATTGCTTATGGACACAGAAAGGGTAGCGGATCTTACGGTGACCCTAATACGACTGGACAAAACCAAAACGATACTCCATCAAGAGCAATCTACTCGCAGTACCGTAATATGCTACTTCCTCCAACGGATACAGCATTTACTTTTGGAGCAGATACTCCAGATGATATTGTTGTAATTAACGTAGCACGTGCTCGTTTCCGTCAAAAAGTAGATCCAGGAAATTGGGAATTGCGTTTAGGAAGTGGATCTGGTAACGTTGCATTCAATACAGCATTTAGCACATTCATTGATGCTAGTGGTCAAGGAGAAACTCCAACAATCAACGAAGCGGGACGTGTATTTGGAATATTTAGCGGTTCAGGAGGCGTAACAGCTTCATCAACTCAATTTGGTCTATTCTACCCAGATCAAGGTGTATTTATTTTTAACGCTGCAAGATTAAAAACCAACTTAGGAATAGCATTTGATAGCCGTTCAGCTGACACACTAGACAACATTCCACTCCAACCAAGAAATCACGTGACTATGTCAGCTCGTATTTCTGGTTCATCTTACTTCCAAGCAAGAAGCGAAGAAAAAGTAACATCTACTCACTACTTTGTTAGAATTACAAACAAGCAGTTCAACTTCTCTAACAATCCAACATTTGTAACTGGATCAAGCGGTCAATTCTTACACGCCAGTATGGTACGTAATCCAAGCGTTTATGTTACAACAATTGGAATGTACGACACAATTAATAGACTTGTTGCTGTAGCTAAATTAAGTCGTCCTTTATTGAAGTCTTTCAATCGTGAGGCACTTATTAAGGTGAAACTAGACTACTAATCTAAACACCAAAACCACTCTTTGGATAGTATCCATAGATCGACCCTCCAGCAATTGGAGGGTTTCTTTTTGCAATGATATTTATATGTAATGGCAGGAGTATTTAAGAGTCTAGATAAATCAGACGTACGCATAACACCTTTTAGAACGTACAAGCTTTGGGCTGATGTTATACAAAATAACCTCAGTGGGTCGGTGTATACAATATATCAAGCAAACTACAACCCACAAGCAAATTACCTTCAAGTTGATCCACTAAACGATTCTTTTGACCAAGGTAGTATATATTTTGAACAATTTGAATTAAAAACAGCTAACGATAAATTTCAAAGAGTAGTACATAGATCAATAGAGCATCTCTATTATAGAGATTTCTACACAAACAATAAAGCTTCTTTTGGTAGTGGTAATATTAACACCCAGTTGAGATATTTAGAAGATCAAGCTCAAATTGTAAGTATGCCTCAATCTAGGTTTGGAGAGGCAATACTTCCAGGATCCGTACAGATGAATATGAGCTGGTCTTATGCAGTCAATAGCGGAAGTTTATATAATACCTCGTCAGTCACAACAGCAAGTGGAGTTTGGGTGGTTGAAGATGATTTTCATGGTAATTTAGTAATTTCGGGAAGTGGCTTTTACTCACCTTACGGTCAGTATGTAGGAGGTGCCTATACAAATTACACATCCTCTATTTCAAAAACTCCAGTTGGAGAATGGCCAATAGATACAATATACAAATACACAGATATAGGATTAGTTAGCTTTACTAGCAGCTTTAATAAAGGTGATTGGCAAATGGAAACATTATACAATAATGTGAGTGTTTCTTTCCCAACTAGCTCAACTTTCCCTTCAGCGTCAGCAACTGAACTGTTAGGAGCACAAATGGAGTTTACTTCAGCCAATAGTTCAAGCTTGATTGTAAAAACAGATCTAGTTTCTGAATACAAAGATCTATATAACTTTCAAAGTAAGCCATTCTCGGTTAGTATGTTCTTAAAACCAATGGCTTATCCAACGCAAGCATCCGGAGCTGTGCTATTATCAAAACATGGACCTGCTGAAGAACTTCAAGTAGATATAAATGGTAATGTATTTTCACAACCAGTAAATAATCAATTTCCGTACAGATTAACTTACACATCTGGTTCACGCAAAATTGCTTTTGAGCAGGGTGGAGGACACCTAGGTATGTTTTCTGTAACAAGTAGTGTAGCTTTGGATATTGATACGTTGTACCATGTAGTGGCCACCAAAGCTGGATCAATAGTAAGTCTTTATGTTAATAGTGCTGTAAGTAGTTCTAAAAACTCAGCTACAAGCTCACTAAACGATAATGACTGTATAAACTTAGCAAACACCTATATAGGCAACTCTTACAAACAAAATGAAGGTTTTGACGGATATATTGATAATATTAAAATATATAACAAATTACTAAGTCAAGCAGAGATAGACATACTACATCATACCTTAGGTGTTGGTAATGTGAATGTTGGTAACGTGTTTTATAATCATGGAATAATGGGCTTAACTTCAATTCCATCCAGACACGCAACTTTTAATACAATCGAGACAAGAGGTACCCATACAATTTGGGAAACAGAAATATCTTGTACAATAGGACCTGGTGAATTTACAAAAAGTACTAATCCATCCCTACAAGTTTACGATCCAAACCAAAATCAATATGTATTTAGCTCGTTTGCTACTTCTTCTGATTTCTCACCTTTTGTTACTAGTGTAGGTCTTTATGATGATCACTATAGACTAGTAGCCATTGGAAAGCTAAGTGCACCTATACAGTTACCAAATAATACAGATACAACTATAATCGTAAGATTCGATAGATAAGTTATGGCAAGAAGGGTTTACACAAAAAGGCAAGCAGCAGTTAAGGCTGGCTACCGAAGCGGTCTCGAAGAAGACTTAGACAACACACTTAAGGCTAGAGGTGTTGATGGTGAGTATGAAAAGCACAAAATAAATTATACAAAACCAGCTACAAATCATACATATACTCCTGATTTTAGATTACCCAATGGAATTTATATAGAAACAAAAGGTCGGTTTGTATTGGCTGATAGACAAAAGCATTTGCTAATAAAGCAACAAGCTCCACATTTGGATATTCGGTTTGTATTTCAAACCTCTAAGGGTAAAATAAGAAAAGGATCAAAAACCACTTATGCAGATTGGTGCATTAAGTATGGGTTTCTTTATGCAGATAAAGACATTCCAGCTGAGTGGTTTGTATAGTCGATAAAAAATACGTATAGTTACTGCATGACAGTAAGTGTAGCACAAGGAAGAAAATTACTTGACGGATATCTAGGATCGAGCATCCCTCACAGAAATGGAGAGATGAGTTATCAATGTCCGTTCTGCAACCATTATAAAAAGAAACTACAAGTTAATCTACACACACAGAAGTGGCATTGTTGGGTTTGTGATGCAAGAGGTCAGACGGTTTCATCACTACTTCGCAAGAGCAATGCACCTTATGAGTACGTAAAACAAGCTAAAGACCTATATGGAGACTCTTCGAGCAATTCAAAATCACAATTCAGTTCAAGAGAGTTGGTATCACTACCAGAAGGATACAAACCATTATATATT